AAAATTGTATCAATGCGGCTACACATATGGCCGCTATACAACGTCAGGTGCGTGATAGCACACTTGGGGTGGCGTCCGCGTTTGTAGCGCAGTTACGTTCGGGAGAGATTGCGCCCTCATTAGCAAATGTACGCGAAGTGCTCACCTCCGTGCGGGCGGAGCAAGCATTAGTAAATACAAACACTGCCGAAGGCGCTAGGGAATTTGCACTGGCCGAACGCCGAGCTAGACAGCTGGAACGGCAGCTTGATGCACTGCGCACAGCTCAGCAAAATCTTGCTAGTACGCCTCTAAGCGGATTTAGGGAATTTTCCCAATCAATAACACCTCAAGAAGGGGACGCGGCCGTACAAGGCTCCATCCGCAGAAATAGGGAGCGGCAAGAAAGAGAACGTCGCCGCCTGGAACGTGAGGCCGCCGACTTCTACTCCAGCCAACCGACAGTTCCTCTGCTGCTTCCTGCCGCTGGGCAAACAACGTCCACAGGACGTGGCATGGCAAGAAGGCGACTAAGGATGATAGAGGAGGAGGGATCGAACTTCGGTACATATGGACCTGGGGTAGAGACGGTGTTTGGCGAATCCACACTTCGTCGCCCGCGTGCTCGTGCCTTTATGGGCTTACCAGCGCTGCCGGAAGCCGAAACCGGACTTCCCTCCCGCTTGGGTACATCTTCGCAAGCCATGGAAGCGCAACGCGCTACCGCTGCCCGTACCGCAACTGACCTAAGTGCGTACAGACGCGCAATACGCGAAGCCGCCGCCGCTAACATAGGCAGCGTAAATAGTCTAAACGCATATAAAGACGCGCTGGAAAATATGCGCAGCGCTATTGCACCAACAAATGCAGACTTTGGACGCTTGACCAAGCGTATAGAGGCTGTTGATACGCAGATAGAGAAACTTAACCTACGCACTACTCGCCGCAAACCGCTATCGGGGATGCAGCTCGCTCAGGGCGTCGGCGCGGCGCTTAGTGGTGGCATTTTTGGCGGCCCCGAGGGCCTGCTTGGCGGCCTCGGCGGCTTGGCCGTGGGCGGCGTGGGCGGCGCTTTCGCTGGTGCGGCCGCTGGTGCGCAGGTTGGTATGGTACGCCAACAGATAGGCGTGTTTACCGAGCAGGCGGCAGCGATAAGCAAATTGCGCATAGGCCTTGCAAGCGTATCTACAGACCTAAGGGAGTTTGAGGCGTCTACAAGGGCGGTCGAAGGCGCTAGCCAGTCACTACTTATACCGCTTGCGGATACTTACAGGTACTACACACAGCTGCGGGCTTCTACTGTAGAGCTTAACTATAGCGCTAATGATACGCGACAAATCCTAGAAGGTACCGCCTCTGCCGTACTTAAAACAGGGGGAAGTCTTGCTGATGTAGATGGTGCTATGCGTGCCGTCGTGCAGATTCTCAGCAAGGGAAAAGCGGCAGCTGAGGAGGTCAGGGGCCAGCTTGGTGAGCGTTTTCCCGGTGCTGTCATTAAGTTCGCGCAGGCGAACAGGATGTCCGTGCAAGAACTTGATCAAGCGTTCCAAGCCGGCAGTGTAACTATTGAACAATTCATCACGTTTGCCCGTAAGAATTACGAAGACGGTGGTAAATATGTGGAAAACCTTGCTAACAGCACCGAGTACGCAGGTAGGCGCATGGAAAAGGCGCTTGAGAATCTGCGCTTAGCTGTTGGCAGAAGCCTTAAGGAAAGCGGTGCAGGCTTCCAAAACTTTGCAGCCGAAGCCGCTGAATCTCTGCTCTGGCTGGGCCAGCAGCTGTCTGCCTTCGGGGATGCCGCCGAACGCGCCCTCGGAGGAACTCCAGGCCCCACTGGAAATGCCAAGGAGATTGCGGAGCGCATCATCGGGGGCGGTACGACCGTAGCAGCTATCGAAGAGGCTATTCGTATATACGAAGGAAAAGTACAAGAAGCTAAGGACCGGCTTAATGCGGTAAAGACACGCAATATATTCCAATTTATCTTTGACGAGACTTTTGGACAAGGTACACCTACGCAACAGCAGACAGATAAAACTGTAGCTTCTTTTGAGTCGCGGATACAGAGCTTACGCGAAGCCCTAAAGCTTGCCGATGATTACACACGTCGCGGTAAACGAGGTGCGGGTAGTGGTAGTGAAGATCCGGCTGCGGCAGACCGCGCAAAATCGCTTTTAAGTGCTATTGAGCAGCGCGAAGAAGCGCTTGCACAAGCACGTATCCAGCGTGAAGAACAAATTGCCGACATACGCAAACAGGCTGTTGAGCAAGTCCGCCAGCTGGAGCGCCAATTCGCCGATGAACGCCTTACGGCTGAACGCGCTATAGCCAGAAACCGCAGAGAACTGAGTGATCTGCAGGCAGCTGCGCAGCTCTCATTCCGCGCAGAAACTGAGCAAAACCCTTATCTTGTTGATGCAGAGCGTGGTATTAGCGAAATTTTACGCAAGAGTAGAGAAGATCGTATTCGCATCGACGAAGAGTACAGCGACAAACAGACCCAACGTGCTCGCCTATTGGCTGATTTCCAAAAGAAGGTAGCCGATGACATAAATAAAGCTAATGAAGCATACGCTAAACAGATCGGTAATATACAGCGTGAGTACGCCAAAAACGTAGCCAGAATTGTCGAAGAAGGGACCAAAGCAGCCAGCAAGCGTCTAGAGACTGCTGGAAAACTTGCAGGTCTCTATATGCAGCGGGCTGTCATAAACGCTACGCTTGCTGCAGGTACTGGGCTTGTCGCTGTTGAACCCGGTACACAAACAGAAACAACCTGGACGGCAGAGGAGCTACTGACTAGCTCAAGAACAGATATCGCTAACTACAAATTAAGTCTGTCTAATATAGCAGAAATAGACAAGCAGATACAAGCACTGCAGGGCCGCCTGCAGCAGCTCAAACCCCTTGTGCCTCCGGCGCCTACAACGTCGCCTATGCGTTCGCTTCCAATGTCGAAACAGTTTGATATACCGGGTACAGCGGCCTTAAAACGCTCCACGGCTGAGCAGCGCGGTACAGAAGAACGGCTAGTAACGGAACAAGAAGCGGCTGCTATTAGAGATCGGTTTACGTCTATCACAGAAGAAAGCAATAAGCAGGTACAAAATCTACAAGAACAGAATGTCCTACTTAACCTACAGGCAAAATATCTAAATACAGGCGTAAATGCTGAGCTTGCCCAACAGTTCGCACAGGAAGAAATGAACTACACCAAGCGCAGGGCACGTTTAGACGCTGAGCGCCAAGAAGCCATACGGCAGGGATTAGATGTAAAGGCCATTAACGCACTTTATGAAGGGCGCTTAAGTGTACTAAACGATCAATACAGTGTACTTATGCGCCAAACGGAAGAATTAGATAAGCAACAGCGCTTGCTACGCTTGCGCCAGGACGATCGCATCGGCCTCGGCATACGCGAAGGCGCTCAGAAATACGTAGAGTCGATCGGCACCATGCGCGAGGCCACGACCCAGCTCGCCCAGACCGGCATCAAAGGCGTCGAGGACGCCATATTCAGCCTCGTCACCACCGGCACCGCCAACTTCCAGGAGTTCGCCGCCTCGATCCTTAGGGATACGGCTCGCATGATCATTCAGCAGCTAATTCTGCGCAGCGTTATGCAGATCATTGGCGCCGTTGCTCCTAGTGGTGGTAGCTTCGGTAAGGGGTACTTCGATCCAATTACGGGCAAAGGGGCCGCTGGACCGAACTTCGGTTTTGCCATGGGCGGCGCTTTTGCGAAGAACGGCATCGTCCCCTTTGCCATGGGTGGCGTCGTCGATAAGCCGACGCTGTTCAAGTTCGCCAACGGCGGCGCCGGCCGCCTCGGGCTTATGGGTGAGGCTGGCCCGGAAGCGATCATGCCGCTCCGCCGCCTCCCCAATGGGCGCCTCGGCGTCGAGCAGGCAGGCGGTGGGTCGCCTGTGAGCGTTACCGTCAACGTCGATGCGAGCGGATCTTCGGTGCAAGGCAACGCCGGCCAAGGCGAGCAGCTCGGCCGCGTAATTTCCCAAGCCGTCCAAGCGGAGCTGGTACGCCAGCAACGCCCAGGTGGCCTGCTAAGCCGCTAAGCCGCAAAGGTAGTACGCTGTACCCATGCCAACATTCTCCTACGTCAGCTCCTACGAGCCTACCGAGGTAAGTAAGCCTCGTGTGCGTAAGTTTGCAGCAGGCGATGGTTATGAGCAACGCATAAGATTTGGCTTACACACCAACCCTAAAGAGTGGCAGCTTGTCTTCTCCAACCGCACTGACGCAGAACGCGAACTTATTGTCGCGTTCTTAGATGCCCGTGGCGGTGTGGAGAGCTTCGACTGGACACCACCGCGAGGCTCTGCCGGTAAGTATGTGTGTGAGGAGTGGCAGGTAACGCTTAGTAATTGTAATAACAATCAAATACGTGCCACGTTTAGAGAGGTCTATGAGCCGTGATTAACTACGGAGCAGCAGACTATTCACCTTTTCATGACATATACATATTAGACTACAGCCAGGATTACGAAAGCGATTTACAAGGAATAGCACCTAGCGCTATTATCGAGCTATTTGAGCTGCAGATAAACCTGCTACAGCACGGCGCCGATGATACCTTCCGCTTTCACGCCGGCACCAACCTAAACAACAACGGCAATGTGGTATGGGCTGGTAACAGCTATCTACAATTCCCCATCGAGGCTGACGGCTTCACCTACGAGGGCAAGGGCACGTTGCCGCGGCCCAATATACGCTGCAGCAATGTAATGGGCACAATCACTGCGCTGCTGCTGAGCCTACCTGACGGTCTATCGGGCGCCAAGGTAACGCGCATCCGTACGCTGGCCCGCTACCTCGACGCGGTGAACTTCCCCGGCAGCGTTAACCCCTACGGCACACCGGACCCAACCGCGGAGTTCCCGCGCGAGATCTATTACGTGGACCGCAAGTCCGTCGAGACGCGCGACGTAGTGGAATTTGAACTAGCGGCAGCGTTTGACCTGGCAGGTGTTCGCGCACCTAAGCGCCAGTGCATCAGCAACATCTGCCAGTGGAAGTACCGCTCAGCCGAGTGCGGCTACGTGGGCACCAGCTACTTCAACGAGAACGACCAACCCGTGGCCACCCTTGCGGCTGACGTGTGCGGCAAGCGGCTGAGCAGCTGCAAGGCAAGATTCGGCGCCACTGCCGAACTGCCGTACGGGTCCTACCCCGGTGTGGGTACGTTGTTCGCATGACCGACTGGCGCACCGCTGCACTCGATCACGCCCAGGCCGAGGATCCCCGCGAGGCTTGTGGCCTGCTGGTGGTGGTCAAGGGCCGCGAGCGTTACTGGCCCTGCCACAACTTGGCGGTCGGCGTCGAGCAGTTCATCCTCGACCCGATCGACTACGCCGCGGCCGAGGATGCCGGCGAAATCATGGCGGTGGTTCACAGCCACCCGGTCACACCGCCGCAGCCCAGCCAAGCCGATCTGGTAGCGATCGAGCGCACCGGCCTCCCCTGGTGGATCGTCAACCCGAAGACCGAGGCATGGAGTCCCGAGCTGCGTCCCACCGGCTACAAGGCGCCCCTGATCGGCCGCGAATGGGTGTGGGGGCTCACCGACTGCTGGACGCTGGCGCGGGACTGGTACGCCGAGCACAACCTACGGCTGCCGGATTGGGAGCGCCCACTGACGCCGGAGCAGTTTGAGGCCGAGCCGCTATTCGACCGGTCCTGGCGCGATGCCGGGTTCCGCGAGCTTGATGAAGACGATGAGCTGCAACCGGGCGATGCGGTGCTGATGAGCATCAGCGGGCCAGGCCTTAACCATGTCGGCGTCTACATCGGCGATCAGCTGGTGCTCCATCACGTCCGCGGCCGGCTCAGCAGTCGTGACATCTACGGCGGCTGGCTGATGAAATGCACCGGGCGTAGGCTGCGCCATTACGATGCAGGGAGGCTAGGGCTGGCGTGATGTTGCGCACCATACGCATCTACGGGCGCCTGGCCAAATTCCTGAAGCGCAGGAAGTTTGAGGCTGAGGTGAGCAGCGCGGCTGAGGCCGTGCGCTTCCTGTTGGCCAACTTCCCGCAGCTGGAGCAGCACATGGCCGACCAGCATTACCGGGTGAGCGTGGGCAGCTACGACCTGGCCGTGGATGAACTGCACGACCCGGCCGGCCTGCAGGAAATCAAGATCGTTCCCGTCGTCGCCGGCGCTGGCGCGGTGGGTCGGATCATTGCGGGCGTGGCGTTGCTTGCCATTGGCTTTCTGGTGCCCGGCATTGGCGCCTTGGGTGTTCAGCTGCTGGTCGGCACGGGCGCCAGCTTGGTGCTCGGCGGCGTTGCACAGCTGCTCACGCCCGTGCCGCGAACAGTGGGACTAGGCTCCACCAGCGACACCGTGAAAGATCCCCGCAAGAGCTACAGCTTCTCGGGCATCCAGAACACCAGCCGCCAGGGCCTACCTGTGCCGATCGTCTACGGCGAGACCCTGGTGGGCTCGGTGGTGATCTCGGCCGGCATTGACACCGTGCAGGTGGCCGGATGATCAGGATCGCCGGTGCTGGTGGTGGCGGATGCTTTCTCGGGCACACGCTGATTCGCACGCCTGACGGGCAGCGTCCTATCGAGGCGCTGCAGCCTGGCGACCTGGTGGTCAGCTTCGACGATCGCGGCAAGCTGCACCACGCCAAGATCCTCATGGTTCACACCCACGAAGGCGAGCGGGTCAACCGCTATCGCCTCTGGGGCGGTGCCGTCTTGGATGCCACGCCCAACCACTGGGTACTGAACCAATTCAACGCCTTCGTGGAGATCGACACGCTCGGCCCCGACGACTGCCTGGTGGATGAAAACGGCCACCTGCGTCCGATCGTGGACCGCGCTGAGTTCTGCGTCGGCACCGTCTACAACCTTACCGTCGAGGGGCATCACACCTTCATCGCCGGTGGGATCCGCGTTCACAACGCCGGCCTCGGCCTTGGCATTGTTGGCTCAGGCGGTGGCGGCGGCGGCAAAGGCGGCGGCGGCGGCGAAACCTACACGCCTACCGAGGCTGGCGACAGCCTCAACTCGACGCAATACGCCAACCTGGTGGATCTCATCAGCGAAGGCGAGATCGAGGGCCTGAAAGACGGCTACAAGTCGGTATTCATCGACAACACGCCGCTGCAGAACCCGGATGGCAGCTACAACTTCCAGAACATTCTCGTCTACACGCGCAACGGCACGCAGAACCAGAGCTACGTGCCGATCGCTGCCGACGTTGAGAACGAGGTTGGCGTCAACGTCACGGTGCAGCAGGCCACGCCTGTGGTGCGCAGCATCACCGACACCACGGTGAACGCCGCCCGCGTGACGATCACCGTGCCAGCTCTGCAGCTGTTCACTGACAAGGGCGACATCGAGGGCACCGATGTGCGCCTGCAGATTGCCGTGCAGTACAACGGCGGCGGCTACGGCACCGTGATCGACGACACGATCGCCGGCCGCACAGGTGATCAGTATCAGCGCGACTACTTGGTGAACCTGTCCGGCGCCTTCCCAGTGAACATCCGGGTGACGCGGATCACGGCGGATAGCAACAGTGCAAAGCTGATCAATGCCTTCAGTTGGTCAAGCTTCACCGAGATCACCTACGCGAAGCTGCGCTACCCCAACAGCGCATTGGTGGCGGTGCGGGTGGATGCCGAGCAGTTCAGCTCGATCCCCAGCCGCTCCTATCTGATCCGCGGCATCAAAGTTCGGATCCCGAACAACGCCACGGTGGACGCGGCCACCGGCCGGTTGATTTACGCCGGCATCTGGGGTGGCACGTTTGGTGCCGCGCAGTGGTGCTCCGACCCCGCTTGGATCCTCTGGGATCTGCTCACCTCCACCCGTTACGGCTTTGGCGATCACATCCAAGCCGCGCAGCTGGACAAGTGGGCGTTTTATACCGCGAGCCAGTACGCCTCCGAGCTGGTGCCCGACGGTTTTGGCGGAACCGAACCGCGCTTCTCCTGCAACGTCAACATCCAGACCGCCGAGGAGGCTTACAAACTCATCAACGATCTGTGTTCCACCTTCCGGGCGATGCCCTACTGGAGCGCAGGCGCACTCACCATCAGCCAAGACAAGCCCAGCGACGCTGCGTATCTCTTTACATTGGCCAATGTATTGGAGGAGGGCTTTAGCTACCAAGGCGGCAGCCTTAAGACACGCCCGACGGTAGCAGTGGTCAGCTACCTCGACCTGAGCCTACGCGACAGTGCTTACGAGGTTGTCGAGGACCAAGCAGCCATAGCTAAGTACGGTGTAATTACAACAGAAATTAGTGCATTTGCTTGCACCAGTCGAGGTCAAGCTGCGCGTATAGGGGAATGGCTGCTCTATTCCGAGCAGTACGAAAGTGAGATAATTAGTTTTACTGCCTCTATCGACGCGGGCGTGGTGGTACGCCCCGGTCAAATTATCGAGGTAGCCGATCCGGTACGCACCGGTACGCGACGTGGTGGAAGGATTGTCTCCGCTACCACAGCAGCAATAACCGTAGATGACGCCGCTAGCCTGGCGATGGGCTCTAACACCACTCTTTCAGTCATCCTCCCTACCGGTACTGTTGAAAGTCGCGCTGTAACGACCATTACAGGCAACGTAATTAACTTAACCACTCCGCTTAGTGTAGCACCAAACGCTAATAGTGTATGGATTTTTCAGACCAGCACCATCCAAACTTCGACGTGGCGAGTTCTGTCAGTGCAAGAGCAGGATGGTGCGCAGTACGCCATCAGTGCCTTGGCCTACAACGCCAGTAAGTATGCGTATATCGAACGCGGTCAAGCGCTCCAGGTGCGAGATATTACTGATCTAAACATTATTCCTGAAGCGCCAACTAACCTGCAAGCTGCCGAGACTCTTTATGAGCTAAATGGCAGAGCACTGTCTAAACTTATTATTAGCTGGCAGCCAATCAATGGTGTAAGCGAGTACCGGATTCGTTGGAGACCTAAGAACGGTAACTGGACGAGCACTACACAAGCACGTTTCGATTACGAAATTTTAGATACTGCTGCGGGTACTTATGAGGTACAAGTTTACAGCCTAAATGCAGGACTAAGACAATCAGTCGAACCAGCCAAGCTTACCGTACAGGCGTACGGCAAAACCGCTCCGCCCACAAGTGTTAGCGGCGTAAGCTTAGTACCTATAGATGAAGCAAGCGCAATTTTAAGCTGGGATCGTGCGCCCGATCTGGATGTTTTGCTGGGCGGCAAAGTCCTAATTCGCCATAACGTCCTTATGGTCGGTGCTGTATGGGAAGAAAGCCAAGAAATTGTTGCTGCTGCGGCTGGTAGTCAGACACAAAAACAAGTGCCACTGCTGGAAGGCACATATCTACTCAAGTTTGAGGATGACAGCGGTAATCGCTCGGTGACAGCGTATGCGGTGGTGGTTGACCAACCGGCACCGCAGCCACGGTTGCCAGTACAAAGCTACCGCGAGGATCAGGAAACCCCTCCATTCTCCGGCAACTACACCGATATGTTCTATAGCGAGGATCTCGATGGTTTGGTGCTGAGCAGCGGCGTGCTTGTAGACAGCATGGCCACTGACGGAGATTGGGATGCGCTAAGTAGCGTTGACAGCGTGGGCGGCGTGCTGAGCACCGGTGAGTATGAGTTTGGTAGCACGCTAGATCTTGGCGGGGTATTCGATACGAACCTCACCCGCCACTTCGTCACGCGCCCATATCTGCCGGCCTCCCTGTGGGACGACAAATCGGGAGAGATCGACACTTGGCCCGAGATTGACGAGAACAACCTGGACGGTGTGAACGCTCTGCTATACGTCCGCACAACTGAAGACGACCCCGGCGGCACCCCGACATGGGGTTCTTGGCGGGAGTTCAGCAATGCGATCACTCGTGGCCGCGGGTTCCAGTTCAAGACTATCGCTACCAGCACCGATCCTGCCCAGAACATTATCATTGACGAGCTTGGTTGCCAACTAGAAATGCAGCAGCGCGTCGAGCAATCCGCCGCTCTCACAACCGGTGCCGCCACATATGCAGTAGTCTTTACCAATCGGTTCTACCAACCCCCCAGCGTTGGTATCACAGGCTACAACATGGCTACCGGCGACTACTTCACGATCGCATCCGTGACACGGGCAGGATTCGACGTAACATTCAGGAACAGTAGCAACGCTGCCGTGAGCCGCCAGTTCACTTACACCGCCATCGGCTACGGCCGGGAGATCTGACGTATGGCCCAAGGGGATCTCAATGTCGCCAACCAATCAGGTGCCGCGTTTCGCGCGGACCTGAACAATCAGCTGGCAGCTCTTGGAACTCTGCAAAGCGGTGCCAGTGCGCCCAGCACTACCTTCGCTTACATGCTGTGGGCGGACACGACCGCCGGCTTGCTGAAGATCCGCAATGCTGCCAACAGCGGCTGGATCACGGTTGGCACGCTGGCTGATGCGAATCTCGGGCTGCTGAGCCTTGCCGGCGGCACTCTGACCGGTGCGCTGCTTGCAGATGATGCGGGCACTGCTGCCCTACCTGCTATTGCATTCGACGGCGACACCAACACCGGCATCTTTCGCGCTGGCGCGGATCAGTTTGGCATTGCTACTAACGGAGTTGAGCGCGTCGAGTTTGGCAACACCGAGGTGGTGTTTAACGATGGCGGCGTAGATGTTGACTTCCGCGTTGAAGGTGTTACCAACGCAAACTTATTCAAGATTGATGCCGGCCTAGATCAGGTGCAGGTCGCCAACCTCAACGGCGGCCCACTGGCTGGCTTCCGCAACGTCATCATCAACGGCAATCCCACTATCAACCAACGGAGCTATGTTTCCGGCACTGCTACTACGGTTGCCAACCAGTACACATTAGACCGCTGGCGTGTTGTTACATCAGGCCAGGCCATCAGCTGGACCGATAGCGCTGGCGTCCGCACCGTCACCGCACCGGCTGGTGGTGTTGAGCAAGTGATTGAAGGGCTGAGCGTCATTGGCGGCACCTACGCCCTGAACTGGACCGGCACTGCTACGGCAACAATTAACGGTGCGTCTGTGGCCAAGGGCGGCAACGTCACCCTGGCCGGCGGCACCGATGCCACGGTGAGATTTAGCGGCGGCACACTTTCGCTTGCACAGCTTGAGTCAGGAACTGTCGCCACACCGTTTGAGCAGCGGCCGATTGGGGCTGAGTTGGCGCTGTGCCAGAGGTACTTTCAAGAGCATCAATTCCAAACTGGTGGTGTAACAACATCTGGAGTGGCGATGTATGGTCAAATTTTTTATACGGTTGAAATGAGAAGCGTCCCAACCGCTGTATTCTCCGGCGTTGGCGCCGTAGGCAACTTTGACACAGCAGTGCCAGCCGTGGCCTCTGTCAGCAATGTGCGTCAAATTTCTTTTGCTAAGACAGCGACAGGTACTGGTAGCGGCATTTATTCATTTGTTGGCGCTTTTTCCGCTGAACTGTAACCCCCATGACCTATCAACTCACCACCAGCACCAGCATCATCCGCCTCTCAGATGGCGCGTTTATTCCCA